CATATGCCAAAGAACAGCTCATGCGTATTGCCAAGAAGCGCAGGTGGAAATGGTTTTTTACTAAAACAAAGGACCATTGATGACAATTTACATTGTGGTTTTGTATGTTTGTGTGGAACTCCGGTGTGAGTTTTTGCAATCAGAAACACGGTCTTATGACAAACAAGTGTGTGAAATAGAGATAACACAACAAATAGAACGCGGTAAACGCGAGGGCCTGAAAATAGATGGCGTGTGTATTGATGTTGACCTGGGGAAGAACACATGACTGAAAAAGATGAAGTGTTCAACGATATTGAACGACAAGCCACTATTGACGAAGTGTTGCAACTCATTAAAGAACTGCGCCCCGCCATCATGCCGTTAGAGGGTATAGGTAGAGGCAAAGCCACACAAGAATGGTTTGACATCTTGGTAAAACACATTCAGGAGATGAAGCAATGACTGAAGAAGACGACGACATCCAAGATTACAAAAAGCCTTGGGTATATCTGACCGATGCACAAATAGAAGCGATTTACTACGAGGTCGTAACGCTACACCGAGGTGCACCAATGCCCTGGGGACAAGTGATATTTGGGCGAGCAGTGCAAGCTAAATCAAAGGAGCTAAACACATGAAAGACTTTTTCCTCTATCTTTTTGTTGGCATTGGCATTTGCACGTTTTGGCTGGCCATCTTTTTTATGGCGTGGTTTGTTGGAAATGAGGTGTTTAAGTGACCCGAAAAAATCGATTTGAATGCTGGGTCCTGCGCGCGAAAAACGGCGGACTGGTCGGGCGCGAGGACATGAAATGGTTTGAGGCGTACAAGACCCTCACGTTTCGGACAAGAAAGGCCGCCTTGCTGTACCTGGGAAGCTTTACGCCCCCAATGCCAAGTAAGCCGGTGAAGGTCCGCATTGAAACACACATGGAAGACTGATGCGTAAACGTTCCAAATACAGGCGCAAACACATCCTGGTCAATGCACTGGGGTACGTGCTCGAAAGCATGACCCCCGTGTCACAACACGATAGCTACTTGATCGACCTCAAGATCAAAAACCACATGGCCATGACCAACCTGACACAAGGCCGTGCAGTCAAAGACGACATGGACAGCCTCATCAGCATGAACAACATTGTTCACGCCCTGCTGCGCATGGGCCATGGAACGCAATTCAAACAGTACATGGACGCCGGGCGCGAAGCCCTGCTCGATGTATGTAGTCGCGGGGCCGCGACGAAACGATTTTTGTGCCGGGGCCCGGAAATTACGGCACTCAACGAATTGCTCGAGCTTCACGACGCCCAAATGGACGTCGTCACCATCAGAGACATGGAAAAAGCCATTGCCCTGGTCGAACTCGAGCAAAAAACCGGGAAGATGATTCCCATTAAACCGAAGGAGAAAGAAAATGCCACGAGCAAAGAAACCAGTAGCAACCAAGAAGCCTGCAGCAGCACCACGTAGAGGACGCCCGCCCGCGAAGAAAACACCAATACCCATGGCTCCCGCGCCAAAACCAGGCCCAGGGTATAAATACCGCTGGATCAGCCAAGACGTGGCCGAAGGGGCAGGCTTGATCGTCAGCCACGAGGCCGTGCCCATCAGCGTGGAAATCGAATCCATCGAGCTGGCGCTGGTACGCCTGCGCCGCGTTGCAGCATCCCTGCGCCTGGCCACACTGGACATGGACGAAGACCACCACGACGCCGTGACCATGGCTGCAGAGCTGGTCAACGGGGCACGCGAGGCCATCGACGACGCATTGGCCAGGTTTCGGCCGGAGGAGTAATTGTTGTCCGGACAATAAAAAACCCGCCAGGTTTTAACTGGCGGGTTTCATGGATCAAGCGGATAGTTTGTCTAGATTGAACCAGTGGCCATGGTCCGAGGCCCATACAAAACTGCCGGCCGACGATTCAGTAAAAGCGTACCGCCTTTTCTTTTCATCAAACCAGACTGCCGGGTACGTACCGTAGTCAATCCCCAACTTGGCCAACATCCTGGTGGCTGCAGCCGCCCGGTCATGGCCCGTTTGGGTCTCACCGGTTGCTGGGGGGTCGAGTTCAATCCACACGCGATTTTTCGTGTTCATACTTTCTCACTTTCTAAATGTTAAAGAACAATCGTCAACTCTTTTTTGGCTGACAATTAAATTATACCATGTAACACATTAGTTGTCAATGTGTCAAGAGGTATTTACATAGGTGTTTACCCTTAGATTAGCTGTGTTTTTATACAGTTAAATGGTGCAGGGGCCATGGACCACGGGGCAGTGTGATTAGGGCAAGAAGTACCCGGTTAAAGTGGCGTAAGGGGTGTTTTTGTAGACGTAATGGAAGTACCTTAGTAGGTGGGATCATTACGTCGGCGACGCGTGTATATAAGGGTACTTCTGATAAAAAAAGTGTTTTCGTTTTTTTCAAGTGAAAAGTACCGTAATTAGCGTAATGCCGTAATAACGTATGTGGGACAAGGGTTAAGGTATTACGGGGGAAAAGTGATAGACGTGAGGTGTAAGGTATTTACGGGGTGCGCGCACAGACTTTTTTTTGAAAAATATTTTTTTTTTTCGTCAGGAGTACCCTTATATAGAATCCTGAAATAGAACACAGAGGGGAGCTTTACTCGGGTACTTTATTGGGGTACACTTACTCGGGTACTTTGGAGGACAAGATGCCACTGAGAGATGAGGAAGTAAAAACAACGGGGCCTGTGCCTCGGGAGCATGCCGTTAGGCGCAACGTTTTGACCGGGCGCGCAAAGTACCCGTTTAAGTACATGGTGCTGGGGGACTACCTTGTCCTGACTACTAATCGGGACGCCCTGGCAATACGGGACGCCCTGAAATCTTTTTATAGGCGCGATCCGTCCAGGCGTTTCAGTGTGCGCCAGCGCACCGAAGGCGAATGGATCTGCCGGAGAATTACATGACCAAAAAAGACGTATGGAACACCCCGCCGATCCTGGGCAATAAACTGCAGCAGCGATTGACCACCAAGGTGGCACCATTGAACCGACAAAAAACCCTGACCGGGCGCGAATGGAAATTTGTGCAGGAGCTGGTATCGGGGGACGGTGAAGTCACAATGAAGGAGGCCGCGATTCGTGCCGGATATCCTGAAAAATCAGCAAAGACTACCTCGTGGAAGTTGACGAATCCGGATATCTGCCCGCACGTGGTTGCAGCGATTCAGTCTTACCGCGCCGAATTGAACGCGAAATACGGGACGACATTTGAACGGCACATGCGCGACATGCAGGTGATCCGCGACGCGGCCATGAGGGCCGGGGCATACGGTGCGGCCGTCCAGGCTGAATACCGGCGCGGCCAAGCATTGGGCACGATATACGTTGAGCGAAAAGAAGTCCGATTCGGCACCATTGACAGCATGAGCAAAGAAGAAGTCATGCGCGAGCTGGAAAAAATAAAGCAGCTATATGGTGGACCACCACCGAAGGCAATTATTGACCTGGAACCCGGGGAAACCGTGGCGTCGATCCAGCATGATCCCGAATTTAACGCGAGCGAGGCATTGAATGGCGATAAAACCCGAAGCAGCACTGTACAAACGAATGCGGGAGAACCTGCCGGATTGCCACATAACCCGGATCGAGTCCAGGGTGAACCTGGGGATTCCTGACTGCCTGGTTGCATTGAAGGGCCAGGGGCTTTTTGTCATGATCGAGCTGAAGGTGGTGAAACGCGGGCGAAAAATAAATTTAAGTCCGCACCAGGTGGCATTTCATGCAAAGCATGCCGACCTGGGCGCGCCAACGTTCATCCTTGTGCAATATCATCCGCCTGGCACCACGTCCGCCCTCAAGGCGGAGCTGCTGCTTTACCATGGCCGCCAGGTGATTGACATGCACCACCTAGGGATTGACGCCGCGCCGATCGAGCGCTGGCAACTTTCGCACGTGCTTTGGCATATGCTGCGCCACCGATTAACCGAAGGCTGAAAAAAACAAGAAAGTAAGAAAGAAAAAATCGTATGCGAAAAAATAGACTCAGCGCCTATCGGCGGTCGAAGTCCGCGCTACAGTACACCCCGCCGCCGCCGCCGTCCGATGCTGATCGACGGCGGTCGCTGTTCGGTTCGCTGCTGCGCCTGGCTAGAATGTTCCTGCTAAGTAAAATATTTGGCCGAAATTAGTCGGGGGTATTGCACGGGGGGTATTTTTGCGATACACTGCGCGGACCGTTCGGGATTCGCCCGGCGGCCCATACAGTTAGAAAGTGAGACCATCATGCTAAAAACCGTCGCAGTCACTGCAAATCGTAAAACCGGCCCGATCGCTGTTACGTACCGCTCCGGCGTGCACGAAACATATGGCACGTGCCCAAAATCCTGCGGGTTGCACCCGAAAAGCGAAACCGGCGCGCAGCAGGTTGACGTTGATTATCTCCAGGCACTGCGCCTGGCCGTGCCCCGTAATGGCCAGGCCTGGACGTATTCACATTTCGCGGCCGAGGCCCTGCCGTCCCCCCGTAAAGGTGAAACCGTAATTAATGCGAGCTGTGACGATACCCGCGAGGCCGTGCGCACCGTCGAGCTGGGCCGCCCGGCCGTATACGCTGCACCGGCCGACACCGTCGACGCCTGGCCGAAAAAAATCCAGGGCGTGCGTTTTATTCGCTGCCCGGCTGAAACCGTCGACACCGTTACCTGCGCGAGCTGCGGCGGTGGCCGCCCATTGTGCGCACGTGGCGAGCGCGATTATGTGATTGTTTTTGTCGCGCACGGGTCCGGCGCGAAAAAGGTCGGCACCGGGTCCGGTGGCTGCTACGCTGCCGGGGGTCCGACTGCGATCCAGTGGCACGGGACGAAAAAAACCGGCCAGGCCAACGACGCGGCCGCGCTGCGCACGTTCGCACGTTCGCTGCCGCCCGGGTCTCTGCTGCGCCACCACGTGGCCGGTGATATTGGCCGCGAAATTTAAGGGCTTGACACCGCCGCGAATTTTCGGCGAGAATTCAATTGTGCAATATTGCACGCATACAGATAGAAAGCGAGAAAATTATGGGCTGGTTATTTCCTTACACTACACCCACTCGGGCAATCCTGGTGCAACACCTGCGCCGCCCCGAGCGATTCGGCGAAAAATTAGAGCTGGTCCGCGCCTGCGCGATCGGTTCGCATCATTGGTATTTAATCCGCGAGCGCGATACCGGCCTGCATTGGATAGGCCTGGACCTAATGCAGGGCGCGCGTGGCGATGGCTGGGGCTATAAAGACATGGACGAATCCGCCGGGCCGAATGCGATCGACTGCCCGCTGGCGTACCTGGCCGCTCCGCATGCTGAGCGTGACGGTTATGCGAAACAATGGCGCGATCGCGTCCGCGAATACCACGCGAAAAAATCCGCAAGGCCTGCCCTGGTGCCCGGCGTCCGCCTGCGCCTGCGCGATGGCACCGAGTACGTGCTGGCCGAAAACCTGGGCCGCCGTGGCTGGCGCGTGATTAAACCCGTCGACGGGTTTGGCGCATTTTGGCGCATGCCTGCGACCGTGGCCAGGTCGGCCGAGCTGGTCCAGGCTGCCGAATAATTTATTTTTCGCAGGGGGTTGACACCCCTGCGAATTTTGAGCGAGAATTCAATTGTGCAATTTCGCACGCATACAGATAGAAAGAAAATTATGGCCCACATGATCGACACCACCACCGGCACCGCCGCGATGGCATTCACTGGCGAGACCCCCTGGCATGGCCTGGGGCAAGCTTTAACCCCTGGCGCGAGTATTGAAACCTGGACCCGCGAGGCCGGCCTGGCTTATTCGGTTATCGAATCCCCGGTTAAGTACTACACCCCGGCCACCACTGAGCTGCAGACCTGGCCGAATCGTAAAGTATTGAGCAGGTCCGACACCGGCGCGCCCCTGGCCGTAGTGTCCGACGGTTATCACGTTGTACAGCCTGGCGAGGTAATGGAATTTTTCCGCGACCTGGTCGAGCTGGGCGGGTTTCAGCTTGAGACCGCCGGCGCGTTAAGCGATGGCAAACGGGTATGGGCCCTGGCCAGCGTGGGCGAGGCCGCCCCCGTGGTCGACCGCGACCTGGTCAAGCCTTACCTGCTGCTGGGCACGTCGTACGATGGCACCATGGCCACCGTGGCGAAATTCACCGCGATTCGCGTCGTATGCAATAACACGATAACGGCCGCCGTCGGCGGATATTCGCAGGGCCGCACCGTTAAAGGCGAGGCCGAGACCGTCAACGGGTATCTGCGCAGCGCCGTCCGCGTCCTGCATTCGGAAAAATTCGACCGTGAGGCCGTGCGCCTGCAGCTGGGCATTGTGGCGAATGCCTGGGAATCGTTTCTCGTTCAGTCGCGCCAGCTCGCCGGCGTATCGATGTCAGCTGAGCAGGGCGACGAATTCCTGGCCGAGCTGCTGAAACCCTGGCACCGTGCCGACCTGGACGTTAGCGAATCAAAGGCATACCGCCGCATTCGCGAGCTGTTCGCAGGTAAGGCGATCGGGTCCGACCTGCCCGGCGTGGCCGGCACCCGCTGGGCAATGCTTAACGCGGTAACCGAGCTGGTCGACCACGAGCGCGGCCGCTCGAATAATACCCGGATCGAGTCCGCCTGGTTCGGTGCCGGTGCTGCTCTTAAGGCCCGCGCCGCTGAGCTGCTGGCCGCGTACCTGTAGGGGTCCGATTATGAAAATTCAACAAGTCGCTGCTGCTGTTTTTAATGATCGCACCACCGAATCCGCCCGGGCCGCCGCCCTAGCGGCGTTCGCTGCCGGCGATACCTGGGACGGTGCAGTCCACCGCCTGCTGCTGCCGGTTTACGCCGAGCTGAAAAAACCGATATACCAGGGCGTGCAATTTGATGGCACCGCCTGGGCCGCTGCCGCCGAGCTGTTAGAGCTGGAATTGCAGCATGCGATCGCTGCCAGGCCCAGGGCCGCGTAACCTGGGCGAGCTGCACCACCTGAACCGGGCCCGCGTGGCCCGGTTTTTTTTGCCTATTGACACCGCCGCGAATTTTGAGCGAGAATTCCCTTGTGCAATACCGCACGCATACAGACAGAAAGCGAGAAAAAAATGCAACCAAAAATTTTCGACCTGCGCGCCCTGGACATGGCCAGTGCTTATGACTGGTCCCAATGTGAAGCGATCGCCCACGGCGACGTCATGCTGGTGGCCGACGGCGTGGCCGTCATGTGTGAGGCCTGGCCCGTTATGGTGGCCGGCGCGTCCGACGTTTTCCATCGCCTGGCCGACGGCGTGACCTGGGACCGGTTCGCCCTGGACTGCCCGCGCCCTGGTATGGCTGCGCAGCTGCTGGCCGGTGTGGCCCTCGCCGGCCGCCCGGTCGACGACCTGGTGGCTGCCGCCCTTACGTATGACGAGCTGGCCGACCTGGCCGAGCTGGCCGACCTGGCCACGATCCGGGCCGACCTGGCGATCCGGGCCGCCCAGGCCAAGGCGTCAGCATGACCGCCCGCCGCGCCGCCGTAGTTGGCCGCCTGGTCCAGGTGGTGGCCCTGCAGGACGTGGGCCGCGTCCGCGTGGGATTCGATCGGGACTGGTCCGAATATCGGGTCCAGGCCTGGGACGCCGCCGGCCGCCTGGTCAGCGAGTACCACACCGACGACCGCCGGGACGCGCTCGACACCGCCGACATTACCCTGGCCCGCATGGCCGGGCCGACCGCTGAGCAGCTCGCCGCCGTGGCCGCATTCGCCGCCCGGCATGGCCGCACCTGGCGCGCCGACCTGGCCGCTGCCTGGTTGGCCGGGACTGACGCCGCCGCACCTGGTGGCCACCTGCTGCGCCAGGTCCGGAATACATACGGCCCCCGGTGGCTGCGCCGCGTTACCCTGGCCGACCTGGCCATCGCGTAACCATTACGGCCGCGCGCCGTATTACACCGAAACCGGGCCCGCGTGCCCGGTTTTTTTACGCCTGGACACCTGGGCGTAATGCCTGCCCCCGTATCGCATGCGCCGGCCCCTGCAGGCCGTGGCTGCTGGGGCCTTACGTCGACCGCCTGCGCCTGGGCCCTGGCCATATAGAAACCTGGCCCGTGGGCCCTGGGCGATGGACCACCAGGCACGTGCTCGCGTATCGGACCCTGGCCGCTGCGCCTGGCCCGCTGCTGCCTGGATCCCGGACCCTGGCCCGCTGCGCCTGGGCCGTGGGCCCTGGGCCGGTGGCCGTGGCCACCTGGTGGCTGCTGCCTGGTGCGCGATCCCTGGGCCGTGGGCCGCGCTGCCTGGTGCGCGCGCCCTGGTGCCTGGACCCCTGCCCCGGGTAGAGACCCGGCGCCCGATCGACCGCACGCCGTGGCCCTTTTTTCGGTTTTCGCGATTTTGGGCCCGTGTGCGGAGCGCGGAGGCCTTGGCCCGATTTCGCACAGAAAATGCTGCTCTAAAAAGTTTTTGGGCTATTTCTGCTTTTTCGATGTTTCACGTGAAACACTCTTGCCAAAAGTACCCCTTTCGATGCAGAATCGATTCGGTATAAAATTTTTTTGTGTTTTAAAACGAAATGGACTGTACAT